AGATGATCGTGCCGACTATATCAAAGCGCGAGAAGAAGCCTATGGCACATACGCTGAACAACTTGAATATATTACCGAAAAAGGTTTAGAGGCTTGGCAAGCGAATGTATCTAAAATTAAATCTGATAACCCCAAGCCTGAGTGATTGTGAGGAATAACTAGATGCCCATATCTAAAATGCAATCAGAGAGCGTTAACTTAGCTGACAGCTTCGCGTTTACAGGAACTGTGACTGGTGCTGGCACTGCTAAACATGTGCAATTTGCAAGTATTTCTGGGGACACTGGTGCAAGCACAACCTCTACTTCGTATGTTGCAACACCAGTTACAATTACAGTTGCAGCGGCTGATGTTGCCAAATGTAGTACGCTTTTTATTGTTCATTATGGTTCAACTAGAACTGATAGAAATACCCATGCTTTTCAAGAAAGAAGATTTCAAAGAACTGCACCTTCTGCTGCGAACTATAACAACTATTATCTTGGTTCTGTTTCTGGTGGTTCAGAGTCACTTGATAATTGTACCGTATGTGCAGTTGACTCTAGTTTAGGAACTGGTGACCACACATACACAGTCTATGTTAGAAAAGCATCTGGTAATTCTAGTTATGCTAGTAATGTTTACACACAGTATACAGCATCAAACATAGTAGTATTGGGGTTCTAAATGGCATACATAGGTATAGACCCAAACGTAGGTGACATAACATTCCAGAAATTTACTGGAACAGGGAGCGCCACTGCCTTCACTCTGTCTCAGCATGTTGTGAGTGGAGAGGCTATTGTCGTAACCATAGGAAACGTGGTTCAGGAACCGGGGTCTAGCGCAGCTTATACAGCGCAGGCAAACACCCTTACATTCTCCGCAGCCCCTGCCAACGGTGACATTATTACTGTGCGCTACTTTGGTCGCGCCGTAGATCAGCCAACCAGCTATGCCATGCAGCTATTCAAGTATGTGGCTACAGCAAGTCAGACTGCGTTTACTGGCGCAGATGCCAACGGTGCTGTACTGGTGATTAGCGGCAATGACGTAGATGTTTACTTAAACGGTGTGCATCTGGATAGCTCAGATTTCACAGCTAGTGGTGGGGACACAATAACACTAGGGACAGGCGCAGCTTTAAACGATGAGCTAGTCATTAGAGCCTATCGCGCATTTAGCGTAACTGATACAGTGAGTAAGGCTTCTGGGGGTACGTTTGCTGGGGAGATAACAGCGCCGCAGTTCCAGACAACAAACACAATAGTTGATACGGCTGTGTTCCGCACAAACGGTCAGAGCGTTACAGACGACACAACAATAGGGTCAACCAAGAATGCCTTGGCGATTGGCCCTCTAACAATAGGCTCGTCAACCACGATTACGGTTAACGGCAACTTAACAATACTGTGAGGCATAGATGGCTTCCATAATAAATGTAGATGAGATTCAAGGTGCAACCGCAGCCGCAAATGTTAAGTTGCCTGCTGGTTGTATATTACAAGTTTTGAGTACAACTAAAACTGACACCTTTAGTACAACTAGTGTTGGCCCGATAGACATTACTGGATTATCGGTATCAATTGCACCAAAATACGCAACTAGTAAAGTTTTAATAATGTTTGATGTAAGTATTGTTGGTTATGATTCAGGCACTGGTATACGATTATTAAGAGGTTCTACTACACTTGCATTAGGTGATGCCTCTGGTAGTAGGGCGAGAATGACTGCAATTGGTCCATATTCAAATGGCACAAGTCCATCAGCATACAGTGCTACCCCTACAAGTATGTCTTTTTTAGATTCGCCTGCTACAACAAGTGCAACGACTTATAAATTACAAGCACAGTGCTTGAGTACTAATGGTATAGTAGTGAATATGACACGATATGATACAGATAACGGGAATGCTTCCAGAGGTGCCTCAACAATCACAGTCATGGAGATTGCACAATGAGTAAGCTCTTTGTAGATGACATTGTTGAGAAGACCAGCGGTCATGGTGTGATTATACCGGGGCATGTGATTCAAATACAACAAACTGTATTTAAAGACACATTTTCTACTTCTGTTGGTCCTAATTTTGCCGAAATAACTGGACTTAGATGTAACATTACGCCTGCTTCAACAAGCAATAAAGTTTTAATACGAGTTAATTTATCTATAGCTAACCAATATTATTCATCAAGAGGTAGGCTTTTAAGAGACGGAAGTGTTATTACTGATGCTACGGGAAATCAAGTAGGCTCTAGAACACCAGCTACATTTTCTTACATTAACTACGGTGGTGGTCAAACGAGTGCAATATACGATATGAAACATATTAGTGTTGAATACTTAGATTCACCTTCTACAACAAGTGCAGTGCAGTACGGTGTAGATATTGGAGGCTATAACACAAGTTTTCCCACATATGTAAATCGAAATCATAATTATAACGATAGTTCAACTTACCCTGCCTGTCCAATTTCTTCGATAACCCTTATGGAGATTGCACAATGACAAGCATCTTGAAAGTCTCCGACATCCAAGGCCCATCCTCGACTGCTGTTGCAATGTCAACTAAGCCATCTTTCTTTGCGACTAACAACGCTAACGCATGGCAAAGTTTTGGTAATACTAGCTTTAATACAATGCCTTTTAACACAACTGAACACGACATTGGCAATAATTATGATACATCGAACTATAAATTTACTGCGCCAATTACGGGGTCATATTATTTTTATATGCAATTCTTACATGATGCCACTACCACATCATCGTATGGCGAATGCCGGTTCAGGAAAACTTCGGGCGGTTCAACAACAACAATAGCTTTTAAACATAACAGTTTTCAAGGCGATACGGTTGCTTTAGCAACTGTTACTTATTTGCAAGCTAACGACTATATAGAAGCGCAAGGTAAAGTAGGCAACACTAATGCAGACGATTGGTATGCCATAAATTATTATGCGTATTTTTGTGGTTATTTAATAGGATAGGAGAATAAGATGAGTATAGCAGAGGCACTTACAGAGCTAGGCATCAAAGAATGGGTGCTTAGAGGTGAGCCAACAACAGAAGATGAGTTCAACGAGATGTTCCGTAAAGTTACGGGCGCTGATTCCAATGGTTCGGCTATCGAAAGCAGCAGTCCTGATGACTGGGGTACAACTTGGTCAGCGGTCAAGGCAAAGGCTGACGAGATAAAGGCAGCAGAGCCTATGAAGCTGCTACGGGCAGAGCGCGACAGACGACTTGCCGAAGTGGACTGGTGGGCATCTAGCGACCTAACAATGAGCGATGAGCGTAAAGCATATCGTCAGGAACTGCGTGACATTACCAAGAGCGCTACCAGTCTTGATGATGTTAAGTGGCCTACTAAGCCGGAGTAAGAGATGAGCAACGCCCGTAATCTTGCAAACTTTTTGGGGACAGGAACTACAGTTCCGTCTTCTAAGCTGTCTCTTGTTGCGGCTGATATGCCAGCGGGTAATATACTCCAAGTTGTAAACACAGTACACAGTGCTAACGTAGCAATTAATGGTTCAACTTCGACTGAATACACTGGCATTGCAACAGCAATAACACCAACGGTAACAGGCTCTAAAATATACATTATGGCAAATGTTTCGTGTGGAAACCAGATGGCAGGTGCTGAATGGTATGAATCAATACTGTATAGAGATTCTGCTTCAAATCAAATTAGTACTAGGCAAGATTTTTATTTTAACGAACGATACGAAATGATTGGCCCTAAACTTTTGTTTGCTATCTTTGACCCACTCGCAACAACGGCTGGAACTGCTCGTACTTATAAAGTTTATTTAAACGGGGACACTGCAAATGGTCAACTGTCAATCAACTGGAATAATAACAATTCACAATCATCAATGACCCTGATGGAGATAGCTGTCTAATGAACGATGAAACAAAAGTTGTGTTAGACGTGGCGGCAGGCACCGGCACAGTGGCTGCATATATGGCTATGGTTCCAGATTTTGTTGCTTTGTTTACCGGAGTGTGGGTGTTAATCCGCATTTGGGAGACTAAGACAGTCCAGAGGCTGCTAGGGAAAAATGTTTAAGGCTATTGTATTAGCCTGTGTAATTGGGTCACCGACTGATTGTGTTGAGTTTCATTCTATAATTTATAGCGACACAAGGGAGGCATGTCGCAGAAGGGCGTTTCAAATGTCAGAGGATATTGGCGAGATAGTTAACCTGATGCCATCAAAGTGGCGATGCAAAAAACTTAAAGAAGGTAATCTAGCTGATGGACCCAATTACTATCTCAGCGGCAGTGGCTGGGGCTACGACCGCCTTTAATTCCATAAAGCAAATGATTGCGGCTGGGAAAGATTTGGAGAGCTGCATTGGCGACGTGTCCCGCTGGATGCGTATGGCGTCTGATGTTGACAACGCCGCCAAGCAATCTAAAAACCCGCCAATATTTAAAAAGCTGTTTGCCGCCGGATCTGTCGAGGAAGAAGCTCTCGCCAGCTATGCCGCAAAAAAAAAGTTAGAAGCGCAGCGGCAGGAATTGAAAACATTTTTGAATATGTCGTATGGGCCGCAGGCTTGGGCTGACCTGATCAGACTTGAAGGCAAGATAAGGCGTCAGCGGCAGGAAGCTGTTTACAAACAGCAGGAGTTAAAGCGTCAAATTCTAGAGGGCATTGCAATCGCCATGCTCGCACTGTTATGTTTGGGGTTGTTGGCCGCAATGTTTTGGTTTCTAAAGCGTTGAGTGCCACAGTAACAGGGTTAATGGGAGAATACATTGCTGCCGCAGCTATATTGTCGATTGGAACGCATAAAGTCTCTTTGGCGCAGCAGGATCGTATCGATCTGGTGGCTTTCACTACAGATCACTTTCTGCGGGTTCAAGTTAAGACTGCGACGCTGCATGAGAGACAATATCGTAACGCCAGTTATCAATTCCAACTTGCTCACGGTAATAAAATCAAAACTATCCCAAACGAAAAGGACTTTGATATCTATGCTTTGGTTGCCGGTAATCCACAACACAGACGCTGCGTGTTCATGCCCACCAAATCGGTGTCACAACGTACTAAACGCATGTCGCCATCGCGGTTTACTGTGGAAGCGGAAATTGAAAGCTGGCATAAAGCGGTTAATTATGTTTTGGAGATAAGACGATGAATATTGAAAAACTGCGCGAAGAGTTAATCTCTGACGAGGGAATGCGGTTAGATATATATAGGTGTACAGAAAATTTTTTGACTGTAGGCGTGGGCCATAAGATTGTGGCCGGTGATGCAGAACACGGTAAGCCGGAGGGCTACACGATCACCGAGCGTCGTATGAAGCAACTGTTTGAATTGGACGTGGCTGTTGTTCGCGAGGACTGTAGTAGGCTTTATGAGGACTTTAGCGAGCTGCCCGAAGAGGCGCAAAGAATTATCGCCAACATGATGTTTAACCTCGGTTTGCCTACCATGAAGAAATTTAGGGGCATGCGGCGTTGCGTTGATGAGCGTAACTGGTCAGGGGCCGCTGACGAGATGGTCGACAGTAAGTGGTATGACCAGGTAACGAACCGCGCCAATCGTTTGGTCAAGAGGATGAGGGCTTTAGCTGATGAGTGAGGAAAAAAAACCACTGACGATTGCAGTTGGAGAGAACAGCTTTGAGCTTGTACTCAGAATTTTGGGCAACGAATTTGTGGCTATAAAAATAGGCTCAACAAATTTCTCCGGTAAGTTAATCGCTGGTGGTGTGTTGCTTTTGTTTTTTACGTTTATGCTGATGGAAGTTTTTGGATTATCCCGAATGTTAGGAGTTGAGTAATGCTAGGTGTGCTAGGGAAAATATTAGGATCGGGTGACGTTATCAGTCAGGGCATGAAGCTTATTGACGATATGCACACCTCTGATGAGGAAGCTATCGCGGCAAAGAGTAAGGCCCGCATCGACCTGATGACGGCCTACGCGCCATTCAAGATCGCACAACGCTATCTTGCGTTGATGTTTGGATTTACGTTTCTGGCTAGTTACATAATTGTGTTGACAATGACTATAGCCGGAGAGGGTGACCCCGACGCGGTGACCAAAGTGATGGAACAGTTTAGCATCAATTATGCGATGATGATTATTCTGGGTTTCTATTTTGGTGCCGGTGCGTTGGAGAGCTTCCAGAACAAGAAAAAATAAAGGAGTGGATTTGGGGTGGTCTACTAAGACCGTAGGATTGACCCCCATCATGCGTGCATTAGAGGGTTCGCGCAGGTGGGTTCACCACCCCAAAACTCTTTTTACCGATAAAAATACTGATAGTCAAATCTATCGGCGGTTTGCATGTTTTCAAAAGTGACGTTGTAGCTTTTGTCATCGATGTGCGTGACCCTCCGCACCATAGCAGTCACGGGACGGCCATTTGGACCGTCCACTGTGACTAGGTCATCCTCTTTGAAACTTGGCTGTTTCATTTAATCCTCCAGCTTTGCTTTTGTTGGGCGCTTTAAAAACCCAAACTTCTGATCGTCCTTACTTGGCGTGATTGCCGCAATAAATGAGACGCGCTTGCCCTTTAAGTCTGTACCGTCAAAAAACTGATGGTTAAGGAAAGTCTCAGTTTGCTCCTTCAATTTTTGCGGGATAGACCCCCAAACCTTAAAGCCACTATCGTCGCGCACCAGCATCTTCCACTGGCTGCCAAAAGCAGTTTCGCGGATGTCAACAGAAAGGATCACGCCAGTCACCTCTACTCGGCCCTCTGGGCAATCTGCGGCGGCTTCCCACTCAGCGTTGCGCTCGACTTCGCGCTTTTCTGCGCGTGCCATAGCCTTGCGAACAGCAGCCTCTTGGTTTTCTGTCAGCCTGCCCCACTCATGCAAGGCGTCGCGCATGTTGGCGATAAACTCACTGCCGCCAGCAGCCATCAGGCAAAAAGCCTCGATTTCCTTGCGTGTCTCGTCCTCGGCAATCCAGCGCTTGTTGCGCCCCGCAGTGGCGTTGGCTTTGATATTTCTTTCACGTCCGGCTTCCCAAGCCGCTGGGTCCATAATGTCAGTCATTTTTGTCTCCCTTGTTGCTACAATATAAACATAATGTGATATCACAATAATATCAACCCCCACACACAAATAAAAAGACCCCCGCCGAAACGGGGGCCAAGGTGGATGCGCGGTAAGGGAGGGGAACCGCGCACCAACTACAGTAGCCTAAACGCTCTGGCCTTGCCAGCCACCTTTTCCGCTGCGCCGCGTTCAATAAGTCCGGTCATTAACCGGTGAACTTGTGACATGCTTTTCCCTGTTTTATCGGATAGCTCGTTGATCGTCGGCGTGTAGCCATACCGGCGGGCATACCTGTCGATCACGTTGCGCAGCTCCGCCTGCGCTTTGGTTAACGGTACATTAATCATCGTCGAACACCTTTACAGTTAAAGTTGTCTGCCTTGCTATGCGGGCTGGCTTGGCGGCAGTTGTCTTGGCTGGCTGCGCTTTGAAGTTCCGCATGGGCCACTTGATAACGTGCCTCCGGTTGCCGATCAGGGCGACCGCCTCCTCATGTGACCCCATATGCTCCTTTAAGGCTGCCTCAGCCTCATCTATGTCAGCCTCAGCAGCTTTCTTTGCAGACTTCGCATTAACAAGCTGCTCGGCCCAGTCGACGTTCTCACCGGCCAGCTCAAGCGGCTCGGCACCGTCGTCCACTCTAGGATATGCAGTGTTACCGTCAGAGCTGGTCAGGACCGGATACCAGTCAATGTCGAACTTGCGGCGCTCAAAATCCTCGACAATGTCAACGATCTCGGCTTGTCGAGCCGCGTTGGCTTGGTAAAGGAATATCCTTAGCTCCACACCGCCGTATAAGACGCATACAGCGCCCCAAGTGCGTTTAGCGCACATAAGCTGCCCTTGGAGCTGCAACGGCCCTCTGTGGGGCGCTGGGGCGTCTTCCGGCCTACTGCTCGTTGCCTTGCTCTCCAAGACGCCGACGCCGTCGACATAGACCGGACCCTCTGGGCAATAGATGCCCTTGGATGCGTCGGTCACGACCTCATGCCCCAGACCTCCGTCAGCCGTGCCGTCAAGCGACGCGGCAAACGGTATCTTATCGTGGAACAGCGCGTCGTGTTCCAGTTGCAGGTCGGTCAGACCAAGCCGCTCTGCCGCAATGGTCAGAATGATGGTTTCAAGGTGGTTACCCCACTCGGTCGCCTCGTTACCAGTAAACGGGTCGGGGTCAGGTTTGCCCTCAACCACGGCCAGTGCCTTTGCAAGCTGGTCGTTTGGCGTTCGATACGGTGATAAGTTTGCTGCGACCGGAATTACTGACGCGGTTAAAATATCGTCCGGTGTTCTTTTGCCTACCATTTTTAATCTCCTTGTTTTGGTGGGGTGTGGTTAGTTTGCTAACCAAACCATCAACCCCCAGATGTTGTATTTTTCG